GACAACATCGCATTCCCTTGGTTCGCATCTGCGGGTTACACAAGAGGTTTGGTAAACGCTATTAGAGCAAGACGTAAGTTAACACAAGAAGATAGAGATACTTTATACAAAGGTAGAATTAACCCGATTGCAACCTTCTCAGATGTAGGTACTGTAATATGGGGTAACAAAACTTTACAAGTTAGAGAATCTGCACTTGATAGAATCAACGTAAGAAGATTGTTACTACAAGCTCGTAAATTGATTTCAGCGGTGGCAGTAAGATTATTGTTTGAACAAAACGATAACAAAGTAAGACAAGACTTCTTGGATTCGGTTAATCCAATCTTGGACCAAATTAGAAGAGATAGAGGTTTGATTGACTTTAGAGTTCAAGTATCTAACACACCTGAAGATTTAGATTCAAATACATTGACAGGTAAAATCTTCTTGAAACCAACAAGAGCGTTAGAATACATCGACATCGAGTTTGTCATTACACCAACAGGAGCGTCTTTTGACAATATTTAAAAAATAAAATGAGTGGGGGGTAGAAATATCCCCCATAAATTATTTAACACATAAAACTATGAAAATAGAAAAAAAATTAATCAAAGAATCTTTAGGGTATTACACTAAAGGAAAACAAACTTTTGCTGATAAAAAACAAAATATTATTATCACAGAATCGCAATTAGAAAAACTTTTAGAAAAACTTAAAAAATAATGAGAATTAAAAAAGTTATTGAAGATTTCATAAGAGTCAAAAGATTGAATGAAGGGTTTAATGAGGAGGGTAACCCCGACACAAAATACTATGCATTTGATTGGGATGATAACGTAATGTTTATGCCGACATCAATAATTGTCCTTAGTGAAAACGACGAAGAAGTCCCAATGTCAACTGAAGACTTTGCAGAACACAGACATCAAATTGGAAAAGAACCTTTTAGTTATAAAGGAACGACTGTTGTAGATTTTGCACCAGACCCATTTAGAAATTTTGGGGTTAAGGGTGATAAACGTTTCATTATGGATTCGTTAATTGCATCTGTTGGACCGTCTTGGAATGATTTTGTTGAGTGTATTAATGGAGGTTCCATTTTTTCAATCATCACAGCAAGAGGTCACAATCCAAAGACTTTAAAAGAAGGTGTTTATAATTTAGTAATGGCTAATAAGAATGGTATTAATAGTAGAACATTAGCTGAAAACCTTTATAGATATAGAAATATAGGTAATGAAGTGACGGGTAAAAACAAGGCAAAGGCTCTGACACCAAAAGAATTACGTGAGTATTTGGACCTTTGTAGATTTTATCCTGTGTCTTTCGGTGAGGGGTCTGCGACTAATCCTGAAGAGGGGAAAATTAAAGCAATGAGGGAGTTTATATCTTACTGTAAAGAAATGGCTCAAGAAATAGGTGAAAAAGCATTCTTTAAAAATGATGTAGAAAACAATGAAATACTACCTATTATTGGTTTTTCTGATGACGACCCTAGAAATATAGATAAGATGAAAGAATTTTTAGATGATGAAGATACTGAAAAACTAGTAAAAACTTATTTAACTAAAGGAGGAGAAAAAAAGGAAATATAGTAATACTTATAATGCAACGATAATTTTTAAAAATAACAAAGTAAATAGAAAAAAATTTAGTTGGATATATTTATAATAAAAATAAAAGAAACAAAAAAATAGATAGACATGGCTGATTTGTTAATGAAAATGCCCTTTCAATATGAACCTAAAAGAAAAAATAGGTTTATACTAACGTTCCCATCATCTTTGGGAATTAACTCTTGGTATGTGGAGTCAACTTCAAGACCGAAAATAACTATAAAAGATGTTGAGATTCCGTTCTTAAACACATCAACATATGTTGCAGGTAGATTTACTTGGGGTGATGTCAGTGTTACATTTAGAGACCCAATTGGACCTTCAGCTTCACAAGCACTTATGGAGTGGGTTCGTTTACACGCCGAATCAGTAACAGGTCGTATGGGTTATGCTGCGGGATACAAAAAAGATATTGACCTTGAAATGTTAGACCCAACTGGTGTGGCGGTTGAAAAATGGATTCTACAAGGAACATTCTTAAAAGATGTTGATTTTGATTCATTAGGATACAATGAAGATGGTTTAATCACTGTAAAGGCAACATTAAGACCTGATAGATGTATTTTGGTATACTAAAAAGAATATAAAATATTATTTAATCCCATCTATTTTAGGTGGGATTTTTTATTTACATAAACTAAAGTCAAGTTATTTTTAAAGAAAAAAATATATGGACCAAAGTGCACAATATGGACAAATGGAATTTAACTTACCACATGACGTGGTAAAATTACCAAGTGGTGGGGTATTCTACAAACCAAAAAAAGAAAGTTTAAAAGTTGGTTATTTAACAGCAAGTGACGAAAACATTTTAATGTCAAATGTAATTGCTCAAGAAGGATTTGTTCAAACCCTTTTAAGACAAAAAATTTATGAACCTGGTTTTGACATTACACAATTATTAAATTGTGATGTTGAAGCTATTTTACTTTTTTTAAGAAACACTTCGTTTGGGGATGAATATGATTTTAAAGTTAATGACCCTAAAACAAATATAAAGTTTGATGTTACTATTAAAATGGACAGAGTAAAAGTTAAGGAGGCTGAAAATTTACCTGACGAGAATGGACATTTTACATTTATTTTACCTAAAAGTAAAAAAACAATTAAACTTAGACTATTAAATTTGGGTGACAATTTGCAGTTAGAAAAACTACAAGAAAATTACCCTAACGGCATGGTTGTACCAATCATTACAAGTAGATTAGAAAAAGCGATTGTAAGTATTGATGGGGACTCAAATAAAGAAAACATTTCTAAATTTGTTTCTCAAATGCCAATTATAGACTCAAAAGAAATTAGAAGATTTTTAAAAACTTGTGAACCACAATTAGACTTAAACAAAAAAGTAAAAACCCCGTCAGGAGAAGAAGTGGATGTACAAATCACTTTTGGGGTGGAATTTTTTCGTCCATTCTTTTCAATATAGAAAAATATTAATGGATGAAATCTATTATTTGTCTAAGTATGTAAACTTTTCATACTCAGACATTCTAATTATGCCAACTTACCAAAGAAAATACTACTTAGAAAAACTATATGAAGAACATTCAAAAAAGTAGTTTTTATCTATTTATATTAAAAATTTAAAATATGTTTTTTACTGATGAATCCACGGATATAGCTTCAAAATTTAAAACCCTATCAGACCAAATAGATAGTATAAATAAATCAATAACGGCTAAGGTAGTTGGTACAGACATGAACGCGGTTTACAAAAACCTTGCAACCCAGTTTGTTACTATTAATGACAATGCCACGAAGTTGATGCGAAGTATGGGTGGTATTCTTTTAGCAACAGAAGGTTCCGCCAAGTATTTAGCAGATTTTAGAAGTAGAATAACAGATGCCACATTACAAGGTAAAGAATTAGGTATATCTTTTAAAGATTCAAATGAAACGGTTGCCGCATTAGCAAGTTCAATGGGTAGGATGGTTAATCCCTCTACAGAAGTTATTTCTAATATGACTATTATGGCAAAATCAACAGGACTTTCAAACGCGGAAATTGGAGGTATGGTTGCTAATATTTCAAAATTTAAAGGAACTCAATCAGAATCATTAAAAATGATGTCTGACATCGCTATGGAAGCAAGAAAAACTGGTATTAATACAGCTGATTACCTAAAAAATGTAAGCTCGGGGTTAAAAAAAGCATCAACTTTTGGGTTCAAAGAAGGTATAGAAGGGGTAAAAACAATGGCTAAACAAGCCGCAATGTTAAGAACTTCAATAGAAAGCCTTGGTGCTAAAGGACTACAAGACACAGCGTTAGACCCTGAAGGTGCGATAGAAGCTGCCGCTAAATTTCAAATGTTAGGTGGAGCTGTTGGAAAACTTGCCGACCCTTTTCAGTTAATGAGAATGGCACAAACTGACATGGCAGGTTTACAAGATGAATTAGTAAAGTCTACCGCCTCGGCGTTTAAGTTTAATAATGAAACAGGAAGATTTGAAGCATCAACACAAGATTTATATCGTTTAAGAGAACAGGCTAAAATTACGGGGGCAAATTTTGATGAAATGGCGGAAGCAGGAAAAGAAGCTGCTAAGTTAGATTTTTTAAAAAACGCGGTAGATTTGGAGGGGTTAAAAGAAGAACAAAAAGGTTTGATTAGTAGTTTGGCTCAAATTGGTTCTGATGGTAAAATAACAGTCGATATACCTGGTTTTGATGAAGGGACAAAAGACTTACAGGAATTAATGAAAGACGATAAATTTAAAACCGCCTTGGGAGAATACCAATTAGACCAAGCTAAAACTGAAAAAGATATTGCAATTGCATCAATGACAATTGAAGAAGACCAATTACAAACATTATTACAAATAGAACAAGCGGTAATTGCAGGAATGGATATAAATGAACAGACAAAATTTAGAGAAAACCTTATTAAAGCTAGTCAGGCTGCGGAAAAACAAGGTATATCGGTTACTGATAGTTTGAAAAAAACGTCAAAAGAATATTTAGATTTACAGTCATCAGTAGAAGCTAAAGCGGAAAATGTTAAACAAATAGAAGTACCTGAGGGTACTAAAACCGCATTGGAGACAAAAATGGAAGAAATGAAAAAAGTATTAAATGTAAATGATGCATTAATACCATCCGCAGGCTCATCACCTACCATTCTATCCAAAGGAGCGATTTATAAAGGAATTGCTAGTGATGATGTTGCTGTTGGTGAAGGTTTAGGTAAGGCTTTAAATTCGGCTAGTGTTGGAGGAAAAATAGATGTTAATATTAATCTAAGTGGTTCTGTTAGCGGCGACCCAGGACAGTTATCAAAAATGTTTAATTCACCACAAATACAAAAACAAATAATGGATACTGTTCTTTATAAATTAAATGAATATAAAAGACAACAAGGTGTATTATCCTAAAAAAAACTAAAACAATCTATTTATCATAAAAAGACTAAATGGAGAGTCCACTATCATTTAATTCAAGTGAAAATTTCAGAAAAAAACTTTTGGTGAGAAACCTTCCGCCTTATAAGGTAGAGAATGCTTTTTCGCAAGATGGAAAACCTGGTTCTTCTGAATTTAACATTAATGATTTAACACCTATCGATTCACCAAGTGTTGAACAAATAGGAAACCAACAAGAAAGGGCGTTATTACCTATTAACCAATACGGACCAAAAAATTCCAACAATGACTTTGGTGACATGGTTCCTATTAATGATAATCAAAACTACAAAACAAACGAAGGTGAATATGGTTATCCTGATACTATTGGTAGTGATTTAGAAAATATTGGAAACAATAGTGAAAAACAATTAATTATTAAAAACGTTTATAGACCACAAAACGGATTACCTGACTTCGGCTCAACCGCATGGTATATAAATAATGATAAAGTAATTAACACCGTTGGTGAAGGTGAATACACCATACAAGATACTGTAGGTAGTAACTTAGAAACTACTGCTAATGCCGATAGACCTGTATTGATTACAAACAATCAATATGGTCCTCAGACGTTATCCAACACTTTAGTTCCGATAAATAATAATTTACAAACAAACGCAAACGAAGGTGAATATGGTTTTCCAGACACTTTAAATAGCCCATTAGAAAATGAGGGTAGTATTGATAGACCTGTATTGATTGCTATAAATCAATATGGACCTAATAATATACCAAATCTTGAAGTTCAAATTAATCAAAATTTACAAACTAATTCTAACGAAGGTGAGTATGGGTATCCCGATACTGTTCGTAGTCCATTAGAAGAGGTAGGTAAACAAGAAAGAAAACCAACATTTTTAGAAAACCCATGGGGGCCTGAAGACAATCAAAGTACCGATGAGGTTGAACCTTATAGAAAATTAAAAAGTTTAACAATACAACAAGGTAATTATGATGTTACAGATGCTGATGGTAGTATTTTAGAGGTTGTTGGTGGAGTTAAAGAAACTGAAGCGTATATTGGTAACAAATATGCAACAGGTTTAGGTGAATATGACCCCACAGTTTTTAAATACTTACAACAAAAAGGTTTACAATTACCTTATGCGAATTCCGATAACACATTTATATTCTTACCTTCAACATACACACCATATAGTATTTTATTAAATGATAACCCTTCAGGGTCTGATGGGTCATTATCACAAGATTCCGACTTGGCTAATATTGGCGCAAAAAGTTTAAATAAAGAGTTTAAGGCGAGAGTTGCTTTAGAATTATTTCAACAAACATTAGGTCAAGTAAACATATTTAACTCAAGTGTTAATCCGTTGACAGGTGAAATATCGGCAAGTCCTAACACAGACCCGTTTGATGCTATTGGATTATTGACGGGTAATATTCCTTTAGTTTCTAGAGTTTATAATATTACTTCACCTGATTTTCTTTTTGGAAAAGGAATTAATTTTGCAGCAAAATTAGCCGGTTTATATTCACCATATTCTTATATTCCCGGTGGATACTTTGATTACCCAAATCCTGTTGGTAACCCAACATTACCTAACAACCTATCTACACAGGGTGGAGCATTAGGGGCTTTATTTAGTTTATTACAACCCGCAAACCAATCTTCATCGGAGTTATTTTTAGAACACACATCTAACCCTACGAGAAAATTATTATATAATCAGTTAAACTACAATCAATACCGACCAAATTATAAGGTTGGTACTGAATTGTTTTATTCACAAGGTATTTTTTATATTGGTGATAGAAAAAATCATTTAACTGAATTAGTTTCACCTGCTGATGAACTACCATATGGTAAAACTGAAAATTCATCATCAGTTGGTCCCGTTCTTTCATATTCCGAAATGGGTAAACTATATGAAGGTAACCAGTTAGATGAGACACAGTTTGGTTTAAATAGTAGAAACTTATACAGTGCAGGTGCAAACAAAGACGGAGTAAAATGGATTGGTGCGGGAATATTTGGGGGCGTAACTTGGATTGGAAGTAAAAACCCACAGGAAGACAATAAACCACTACAAGGTAAACTCCAAGGTAGAGGTGGTGAACAATTTGAAGATAATAGTGAATTTACGTTTGGCAATTTAGTTGGATTTGATTCAACTAAATCTACAGAATTTGGTTTTACACCTGGCTCATTATTAGATGTTACACAAAAATTAGTTGATGCGGGTCAAAGAAGTAAAAAACCATTAGAACATGTTGGTAATGCAATCAACCAAGTTTCTAAAGTTTTTAATGACGGATATCAAGAATTAACAAAAGGGTCTCGTGTTGTAAGATATACTACAGCAAATTCTTTACCAAGTAGTTCAACTGCAACAGGATTAGAATATTGTAGAGTTTTTACTAAAGATAGACCGTATTATACATATGATGAACTTCAAAAACGAGATGGTAATATAAGAGGTTACGACACTTCCGTGTTAGACAATACTTGGAATTTAAATATTGCACCCGTTGATGGTTATAGTATTAAAGATGGTAAGGTAAAAAAATATATGTTCTCTTTAGAAAACTTAGCTTGGAGAACATCAAACAAAAAAGGCTTTACTTACGACGATTTACCTGCATGTGAAAAAGGACCTAATGGTGGTAGAATCATGTGGTTTCCACCTTATGATTTAACTTTCGACGAAAGTATATCAACAAGTTGGCAAGACAACACGTTTTTAGGTAGAACCGAACCAATTTACACATATACTAATACATCAAGAAAAGGTAATTTAAGTTTTAAAATTATTGTTGACCACCCGTCAATTTTGAATTTGTTAGTTAAAAAAGAAATGGATAAGAGTAATGCAACTGACGGTAACGAAATTACCCAAATCATTGATTCATTTTTTGCAGGTTGTACAAAGTATGATTTGTGGGATTTAACTTCTAAATTCCCGATGTTCACACCAAACGATATTTTTGAAGCACAGATATTAACTACTGAGGATATAATTACTGTTGTTGAAGAAAATAATTATTCTTTGTATGAAGAAGAAGTTGATATAAATATTGACCCTGAGCCAACACCAGCACCACAACCTTGTATGGTTTTAAAATATGAAGTTGGTGTTGCAACCGATTTAACATACACCGCTTGTTCGGGTAACCAAGTTACATTAACAGGATTGAACCCTGGAGATACAGGCGAAATATGTGTCGTTAAAAGTGATGCTTACAATTTCTCAACTCCTGACCCTACAAATACTGTTACGCCTACGGGAGAAAATTGTATTCAAACAACACCAGGACCAGGACCATCTCCAACACCAACACCAACACCAACACCTACGGAACCACCATTAGATATAACTTTCCCTGATATTGGTTTCTATTTTGATAATAATTTCCCAACGGGTGTTGATACTAATGAAATAACAGTAACAGAAGATTTCCAACATTGGTATGACTTATATATTGCGTCAAAAACAAACTATACTGACACGGGTATTTCTGGTAAATATTCAGCAGCCTTAAATAAAATATTTTCATACGGAGATGCAAACAAAGCAGATAAAACAAGTTTTGTAACAGGTACAGGGTTAAATGATAATGCAAAAATAAAATACTTGTCTGATTTTGTAGAGACAAGAAAAGATAAAATAAGCGAATTCTTTAGTTATATAACTAAAGAATTTGATGAGGCAAAAAACTTTGTTAAAAAAATCGGACCAATGTTAGAAGCGGGTGACACTATCTCGTTTGAATTAATTGCAAGTGCTTCTGCGGTTACTAATGTTGAATATAATAAAAAATTATCT